ATGGTGCATAAAAAATGCTCCTTAAACATTGTCTTTCTTGATTTTTTGCTAAGTTTGAGATGTAATGTCAAATGCATAAAACAAGTCGTCATGAATTCAGAAATAATATTGGAAATAAATGGCTACAAATGCAATCTACTAAAGTATAAATACTGTTTTTCCCGTAATATAGACCGTAAAGGAAGACCTGTAACAGGAATGTTAGGAGGAAACATATATATAGAAATGGAATCTAATGGCAGCAATTGTATTTTGGATATGATGCTTGTTGATACGGACCGGCAGCGTCCCGCTTTCTTTTCTCATGCAGAACCTTTTCCGGTTTGGGGGAAGATACTGCATAGCATAGACGATATGATGTTTCGTGAACTTGCTTTTGATGAAGCGTATCTTTATTGTTATGATGAAATTATGAATGCGACAGAAAGTAGTCCTATGCTTACCCGTTTTCTTATATCTCCAACAAGACTGGATATCAATAGAACCATTAGACTGGATAGAAGGATGGATACGACAGACGGATTCTGGTGGGAGGAATATAAGGAGGAAGAGAGTTTTCAATCTGTTGTAAAAATTAATTATGATAATCAAACTATTTATATAATAGATGCATATTGGATTGATGAAAATGGTATGAAACAGCGTTGTTTGAATGTAGAAAAGCCTGTAACTCTTTATATAAAAGTGGATAATCCTGTTGTAGGAAAACTTGTTGAACTTTCTTTTGAAGATAAAGATTCCGAATTATCTACAGTTCGGTATTCAGGTAAAATAAATAAAGAAGGAATAATTATCATTGATAAATTCAAAATGAATTAAATATGGGTAATATTGTTATTACATCCAGAACTGAAGGAGTCAAAGGAAGTGCTAATTTACAAAAGAAACCGAAAGTGAAAACAATAATGATTTCTGACTTAGATGAAGGTTCTACAAATGATGGCACTTTTAATCTAACCCAAAAAGGATTAGTTTATAACAAAACATATTCTTTAGAAGTTCTTGATTTTATATATGGCATTCCTAAAAGTAATGATGTTAGATGGGAATGTCATTATACTGATAATGGTGGAAATATTACAGTTTTATCTACATGGAAGCCAAGAGGGAAAAAGGTGGACTTTAAAGTAGATGATTTTAATATATTAGGATGCTTCGTGACTTTTTACGCTTACATACAGGAGCAATGTAATGAAGGAGTATTAAAAGTTTGGATACATTACCGGTTTAGATATTTAGATAAAAAAGAAGTTGAAAGAAATATAAATAAACGAATATCATTTCCTTATCTTATAAATCAGCAAAGTACTTCTTTATGTGGAATAGCCTCAATTGCTTATATCTTTGCAAAAAGCAATAGTACTGGATATAATAACTTTATAACCAATATGCATAAGAAAGGAATTGCCCTTATTGACCAAACGGGATATAAAGTTGAAATTGATAAAGATGAACATTTAGTAGAACTTAAACCTCAAAATAAAAAAGTAGGTTCTTTAGAATTTGCAGATTATCTGTTTTTGGCAACAATCAGGGATTTTAAAAATATATTATGGGACTACGATACTCGAAAAGATGATAGCAAAATAGAAGAAACACTGGAAGGCTGTACTGGAATTTCTTTCCCTCATATCATTTCAGGTTTGATGAAAGATGTTTTGAATTTTAACAGTATAATTGATACAACGGCCTTATTTCAAGTACTAAAAAATGGTAATGCCAAAGATATTATATCAGATTTGCAAAATAAATTAGATGAAGGATACTCTGTTTGTGTGCTTATTCACGCAGAAACAGTGATATTTGATGAAGATATAACCTCTATATGTCCTAATCACTGGGTTTGTGTTGAGGAAATTCAACAAAAAGAGAATCATGTTATCATTAAAATGTTTACTTGGGGTAAAGTAATGGAATGTACCATTGATATTGATAATTTTGAAGCGGGATACTATGGATATGTTGCCGGTAAATAGAATACGGGATATTATAAATAAAATAATACCAGTCTTAAGTATTACTCAAAAGGTAATAGGAATACTCTTGATGGTTATAAGTTTTTGTTTGTTGTTTCCTATGCTGCAAGAGAAATACTCTTACAATGATATGACAATGTCAATTATTTGTATATTCTTTTTCATTGCTTTATTAATATATTCTACAATTACAATATTCAAAGTTGTCGTACTTTTTACTCTTAAAATAAATTCACTAAAACCTGTTTTTTTAATACCTTATTGTATATTGATTTTATTATTTGTATTTTTCTGTTACACAATTAACAGTCCATATAATCACCCTTCATCTGTTGATTCATATAAGATTAGAACTGTTATTTCTACTATAGGGTTTGAAGAGTATGAAATAAACGATATACATTTATATGAATTTAAAAAAGACACAGACTTTTCATCTCTTGTACATGAAATTCCTTTAACGGAATTTAGAGTAAGGGAACGATTCTATGGATATGAAAGTTCCGACTCTTTATCTGTTATGTTTGATTGGTTAATAACGGTTAATGATACTATCGTATATAGAATAACCGAGCAAAAAACAGAAAAAAGACTTGTAGGGAAAATGTGGGAGAATTATATTACATCATACGTTCTTAATGGAGAACAATATTCTAATTGCGGAATATATATTGAAAAAAATAAAGGAAAGATTAAAAACAGGGATATGTTTAATATGTATTAGAGTTTGTTGTTAAAATGTTAGTGTAGAGAGAATATGGACTAAATACAAAACGTAGAATTTAACGATATAGTAAAAAAATACACCATAATTTTAATTATATCCATCTATGAGCCAATACAATAATATTTTTATAAGCAGAGAAGATTTTCTGGATTATAAAACAAAAGGAATTCCGTATACTGGATTTGTAATAGGAGAAGGGTATGCTTTTGTGCAATATCAGGATTATTACGAGGATACAGATGGAACAGTCATAGATATGAATGACAATATATTGCCATTCCAAATATGCATACCTAACATTGTTCAAATCCAATGCATTGATACCTCAAAGGAAATGATAAAAAAAAGCCTCAGAGGGCTATTTAGCAAAAATGGATGCGCAAGATATGTAGTGTGTGAAGGAGATACCTTAGCATATATTGCAGAAATGTTTGATGTTACCGTTGAAGAATTAAAAAGATGGAATGACCTGTCAAGTGAGTATTCTATATCCGCAGGACAAAGATTATTAATAATTGACATAACGGAAAGAAGGATTATAGATATACCACACACAGTAGATAATGGAGAAATTAAAAAAGCTGGAGCCTTGACTTCTCTTGAATTTTGGTTGGATTCACCATCCAACACTTTTCTTGAAGGCATAGGTAAAATTCTTGTCAATACAGCTTATAGTAAAATAAACTCACCATTAGTTTTTTTTACGGGGCGTACTTTAGCAGGAGCAAGTCAATTATCGGAAGAACGGTTTGGGGCTTTTTTGGATATAATATCGCTTCCTCTTTTGGGAGGGGTTAAAGCCATTGGCTTTTGTGGCAAAGTAGGAAAAGGGTTGATAAATGGATATAATCCATTTTTAAAAACGAAACAATATAAGATGTATAAACCTTCAGGCAAAGGTTGGCAAAAAGAAGCAAGCAAAAAATTCAAGCAGGCAAGAGAACATTACATAATGCATGTCGAAAGTAAAAAACTTTGGAACGATATGGGCTATGGAGTCAGTATATGGAATGAATATTCAAAAGACAATAATAATGATTGATATTGTAGGACTGGAAAGTATAGGCAAATATATTATTTGGCTATGGAGTAAATATGTAAAACGAAAACATATACCTTATATGGACCTTGAGTTTCATTATCCCAACTATCTCTTTATAGTACTGGGAAGTATTGTATGTGCCATTATATTGGGCATAGCAATTGCCTATTTTTCAATTAAATAAGGAAATGACCCCAATTGCCATATTAGATGCAGATTCCCCAAGCGAGCAGAATCAAGAACCGGGAAGTGTCTAAAACGGAAACGCCACAGGTATGATGTGATATACATCACCTTGTGACGTTTCTGTTTTAAGATGTATTTGTCTGCTGTTCTTACTTTTGAAGCAAGTATTCCCCTATTGAATGATACCGGTCTTTGATTGCGGCATTTTCATTGAATCCATTCAAACAATGGAGCAAGGCTTTCTCCAAAGTGGTGTATCTGCGGTTAAAACATTGCGGATTGTCCAGGCAATAGGCATTCAAGGCATATCTGTATGGGGCATATTCAGGATTATCCTCTTTTATGATTTTCACATGCCAAGGAAAGTGTATCCGCAGAGTGAATGACCGTGTTTCCCCTTTTGTAATCCGTTCCTCTTCCTCCAGCATTTTTTTCACGAGGGACCTGTCCAGCAACGGATATCCATATTCCCTGTAATGTTTGATATGGCAGCAATACTCCGTTGCGTATTGCTTCAATTCTTCCGGTCTTATACCATAGTGCTCCCCATAGAAAAGCAGCACTTCCCTGCCTGTTACGATAACGGGCTTTCCGTCCGCTTCATGTTTAAATACCTGCCGTTCCATCTTTTCCCTGTCTGTCAGCAAGGCAAAACCGAAACATTCCGTAAGGGTGAAACTTTCCCTGCCGGGAACGGACAGCCCAATAAGCCTTTCCAATGTGTGGCAGTAAAAGAAAATACCGTCATCGGCCATACCGGTGTCCGGTGAAAGCATAATTCTTACATCCTTGACCTGACCGCTGTCCCTTTGGACAATCCGGCAATTCGCGTAATGTGGCTCACAAGCATTCTCTTTCTTGAACCTGTGGTATTTCTCCAAAATTTCGTTCCGGATTTCCTCCTTGTCGGTCAGGGCACCTCCCAATCCGCAGTTTTCGCACCACCCGTAATAAAAAGCTTCGTCCGTGAAGTGGTCGAACCCTTTTGTGTTGGGGTTTACCATTGCCTCACACCTGACATTGGCCGATCCGCATCTGCTGCACACTATATTATTTCCCATTGTTCTTCTGCTTTACGGGCGACTCACGGCCGCCCTTGTCATACAATTCGGTTGTTATTCTCTTAATTTATCTTTACCCGGTTCATCAGCTGTCCCGAAATTTCATGCAGTTCCCGGCAGCGTTCCGGCTGCTGTTCCCTTGCAAAGGCGGTGATTCCCTGTGTCAGTTTCCATAGCGTGGCCCCGCCTGTAACTCCGTCGTCAGGATTGTTGTTCATCAGCAGTTTCTCGACCTCACGTCCCTCGTTTTTCAACAAGGCTCCTTTCTGCACCAGATTCTTCAGTTCCTTGTCGAAATCCACGTCTATCTCCGATGCTCCTTGAATTTCGATGGCCTTCTGCATGATGGTGTCTTTGCTGTACAGTCCTTTGGTCAGGTCGGAAACAGCCGATACGGTGGTCTGCGTGTCCAGTTCGTAGGTCTTTTGGGAGAGGGACAGGGATTCCGGCAGTCGGCCTCCAAGGTGTATCTGCCGCATGACGGACTCCCTGACCATCCCGTTCAGGCACGCCCCGTTGAGCAGGAACGACCGCATATCGACCGATCCGTTGCCATAGTCGGATGTGGAGAAGCGTGCTCCTGCGAAGATGATGACCGTTCCGTTCTTACGGGTGGGTATCTCTATCGGAGTGGGCAGGATTGTCTCACACCATACTTTCGTGTCGTTCATATAGGCATCGGACACGACCGCTCCCTGTCCTCCCGCCTCACGGATGAAAGCGGTCAGGATATCCACCGAGTTCAGCCGACGGTAGGAGTCCGACAATACGCCCCGGACTTCCATTCCTACCGCCCGTATCAGTACCCGTGTACGCTCGGTCCATCCCGAATGCTCGTTCAGGATGGTGGCGCACAACTGTTTCTGCCAAACATCCCCGGCAGAAAGCTCGCGCAGGTATTTGGCGGGAATGCCCATCTTCTCCGAAATCTGGCTTATGGCGTTGCCGTGCAGGTTGAAGTTCCCTTCGGGCATTGCCATCTGTACCCTTCCTTCCGCTTTGAAAGAGATAACGGGGCGTTCCTTGCTACGTTGGCTTACCCCGATGGGAGCGATGAAATCCTGCGCGATCCGTCCCTCACTGAGCAGACGGTTGATGGTGTCCATGACACCACCTTGCCTGCCTTCTATCATCCGCTGTACCTTGTTAATGACTACCTGGTTGAGGCCCTGCTGTTTCTGTACCGATACAGCTGCCGGCATTACTGTTGTTTCCATAATACTATGTTTTTAATGTTGATGAATCAGAATTTATTCTTAGAGCTTGTCTTGGTTGTTTTAGTATGTCCCATGTATTTTTCTTCTGACAAACGGATATAATCCTCTTCGCTATATCCGGTCAGCCCGAACAGTTCATAATATCCGGGGAAAGTTTTTTTTCCCGCTTCCGGTATATGCATGCTGGTTCCCTTGTGGCAGCAGATGATATGCCGGACAAAGCGGTAACACTTGCAAAGATCAGCCACGACGGTATATTCGTTGTCCGTATGAGGTTCGTAATATCCACAGGAAAGATTGATACAGGATACTTCCAGACCGTTTCTTTTCAAAGCCGCCACATCTGTATTCAGTCCCTGTGCCGGCTTGTAGCCGTACTTCCGGACATCTATAGCTGAAATGAACTCGTTGGAGCAGAGCTTCATCCCATTGATTTGTGTTACCATATCCCCGTTCCCTTTCCGGTCACACTGAATCACGAAACGGCAATCGGAAAAGAAGGACATATCGGCATGGCTGCTGCCTATGCATCCCACCTCCTCCTGTACGAAGAAGGCACATTTCACCGTCTTGCAATCCTCCAGGCATTTCAGGCAGATCCAGATGCCGTTCTTGTCATCCGCACCGATTCCGGTCATCCGTTTACGCTTGTGATCATAGCCGACAATCATCGAGTCCGCCACAAGATGGGCTGCATAAGAGCCTGTCTTGCGCCAGTGTACCTCATCCATGTGCGCCACGACACAGGGGTAGCTTTCCCGGTTGCCTTTGACCGCATAGATGTTTCCGTACCTGTCTTGCCGGAAAGGAATCTCCATCTTTTTGAGTTCCTCTATGATGAATTTAGCCATCTTCCCCTCTCTGCCAGAGGGGGAAGAAATGCCGTAAAGAGCCATTAGTTTTTCCATGATAATGATATTTTAGGAAATGAACAATTTTTCGATTTGCAGGTATCGTCTGAATTCCGGTACGGGACGCCCTTTACGAAAGAGAAAAGACGGATATTTCTTTCCTTTATATTCCACCGATAATCCTTTCAGGACTTTCCCAAATACGGTAGATACATAGTACATATCCTGACAGTTCTTGCAGAATGCCGCATCCGGGAAGATATGTATCTTCCCGCATTTGGGACATACATATTTTTTCCTGTTTGCACACCCTTCCGTGCTCCGGCAGGTGGCTATGCTCGTGTCGCCCTCCGTATTTCTCAGTTCCAGGTTACCGTCCGTCAGATGGAGGCTGTAGAACGTGTCGAGGTAAGGCACCCCTTTCTTGTGCCACCTGCAGGCGGGCACTTTCACCGTCAAAGAAACCTGTATATTATCTCCGGCCGCCCATTCCTGCCCCTCAATGGGATTCAGTACGGTGAAATCCGTTGTATGTGTATAATCGTTGTATCTGCGTCGCAACAGGATACCTGCCTCCTGCGCCTGCTTGCGGATCAGTTCGACGACGAATGCGTGTGAGGAATAGATACGATCCAGCAGGGAGGCGGCAATCGGTGTGTTTATTGATTTCCACAATGTTATCTCGTTCCATACAATGGCCCGTCCGACCACATTGCTGCTGTCATCCCTTGCCACGAGTATTTTGGCTCCTGCGAAATTGGCATAGAAATCCGCTGCATTACGGGCCTTGTCTTCATATCTCATACAGGAGTTGTGCAGGCTGGATTCGCTACCGTCAGATATGGGACTGTAGTTGCTTTCCAGATAAGCCTCCATAAAATCGTTCATACTGTCATGCAGTCTGATTGTGACCTTGCTGTCCAGTGAGATGGCGCTGCAGAAATAGTTGATTTCATCGGGCTGGTACGGTCCCAGATTTTTGAACAGCTCGATAAACGTGGACGGTTCCAGATCTGTCCGGTTCTCCGGAAACCAGGGTGCCTGCGGATTGTTCCGGTCTGGGAAATTGGGATGGCCCAAGTCTTTGTTGCATGCCGTGAACACGATCCGGATTTTCTTGAACGTGCCGGCTTCCGTCCGTTTGCGTTTGGTGGAGAAAAAATTGTAGGACCCCCGTATGACTTCTTCCACCGGTACGTTCTTTTTTACTTCCGAAAGGATATCTTTGGCTATCACACTTCCGTTTTCCGCCGCATGGGTCAGGCGGGATTTCAATTCGTTGCTAACATTCAGTTTCATAATCATTCGGTTTATTGTTTATAAATTCTGTTGTTTATATGGCAATTGTTTCTTGCCAGGCTGCATTTGGCGCAATTTCTCTTTCCGCTTTCTGAGCAGGTCAACGGACATGTTTCTGCTTGTCCGATATTCCTCCTCACTCATCCGGTGAATGGAGGGAATGCCCGTCTGGGTCAGCGTATGGTTTACCATCCAGCCGTCCATGAAGTTTTCGGGGCAGAGGCTGTCATGGTGGATGACCTCACCTATGCAGCCATGTACGAGCATGTTGCAAACGGTCATCAGGCAACAGGTACGGCTGACATCCTCTGCAACCAGATAATTACCCAGGTGGCGTACATGATATGCCAGCAGCAGCCTTCCGCTTCCGCATGTCGGGTCACAGATACGTTTTCCTGTCGCTGTCTCCCCCGAATCGGTACATAAGACCATCAGGTCGCAGATATCCGGCGGAGTGAAGAACTGTCCGTTCACCTGCCGACCGCTTTTGGAGGATATTGACATGAAGAGGTCACCGAACGCATCAAACCATCCGCCGGATTGCAATTCCCGCTGCATGAGCCGTATCCATCCGGTAAGCATTTCCATAAAATGCCTGTTCTGCTGCCGTTTGTATTTCCAGTCCATAAGGGGCGGTGCGCCGGGAGAGAACCCGTGAATGACATAACGCAGAAAATCGTTGAAAACGGATATCGGATCGTAGCCGTTCGAATAGGCGAAATCACAGACCATTTTCTCAAGCGGACGTATCGTCTGCGGTGTGTTGTATGGTACCATATTACTCTGATTTTTTATAGATTGTTACTATATGTCTTTTATGGTCAGTCTGTATCCTGACGGGAGAAATGCCAAGGAAAGAGAGATGGGTGTCCGCTTTCAGCATGTTCCATTCCCATGCGGGAAGTTCCTTCCATTCCATACGGTATGCCCAGAGTATGAACAGACCGGGACGGAATCCGTTGAAAAGCTTTCCGTGCAGAATCCCGACCAGCCGTTCCAATTCTTCCCGCGAGTAAAGGGTGAATGCCTCATTCCGATAGACAAAGGCATCAGCCGGTTCAATATCCGGCTGACACTCGATAAGGTATCTCGTCCATTCTTTTGTGGTGTACTTTCCGTACAGAGGATCGGGTTCCGTGTATTTCCATGCCCTGACGAATGTGTGGAAGAGGACGGCACCGTTCCTGTGCCTTCCGGTATGCCCCCACATCCGGAACTGTTTGCTGCGTATGCCATCGGGAATCAGCAATTCCGGACCGGTTGTAACCCAAGGGCCTCCTTCGGTATTGTAACCGGTACACTTTTCATTTTCATGGCAAAAAGGTGTCTGTGGGAGAAGGCAGATATGAACTTCCCGGTCATCGCCCCTTTCAATGTGTGCCTGCGGATAATAGTCACCGCCACGGGTGATATAAGTGACAACGTCTCCTGCAGTCGGTAAACCGACTCTTTCCCTGTCCTCCCGCATCCTTGAAATCAGCCGGTTCACCTTCTCCACATCACATTCCTTTATGGAGCAGGCACACCCTTCATGCCTGTTGAGCAGAGTCAGACTTTCCAGGTCATAAAAATTACCGTACTTCATATTGAGATCGTTTTTGTTGATACAATTTGACCTGAAGGGCAACCATGTCGCAGAACTTCTGTCCGTTCTCCTTCTCGCTTCTGAAATAGGCAATCATGTCCCAGAGATTCCGATTGAAGTAGCCGGTCCATTTTTCGTAATAGTGACTTCCATAGACCTTTCCGAACGTTTCCTCGAAAAGTGCAGGAGTCAACCCTTCATCCCCGTGGTGGTTGTATTGCCACAGGGAGACAAGCAGCAGCTGGTTATAATCCAGTGTTTCCATATCTGTTCTTTTTTAAGTAAAACATCGGCCTACATGGGTAGGCATTTTTATTTCTTGATGTCTTTCCAGTCTGTTTTCCGGGGATTGCGGCAAGGCTTGGCGAAAGAAAATACCGCAGCGAAGCGAGGATGATTTTCTTTCAGCCAACCCAGCCCCTGAAAGGGGCCGCCTTGCACAATCAGCCCGGAAAACGGCTATCTTTACAGCAAGAAATGAAAAAGCAGACCTCGGATTCTCTGTTCTGAAGTCTGCTTTTCGGTCATTGTCAAGTTTCATGTTTTTCAGGTATGTATCTGCCATCCGTGGAACGGCTGCAATGTTACGGCAAACGACCTGTCAGGTATTCCATGATAGAGCAGACCTCCTACGATACCTATTCTTCCATCAGCATAATGCTGGGTAAAGCCGAACGAGTATGGGGCATGGTCATAGTAGAGTGAAATCTCACTGGGATAGTCAGGATTCCCTTCCCAACTCTTCAACCGTTCCAAGCACTTTTGAAGTGAGGTGTCACCAATGGATTCGGCATAGCGCTTTACGTTCTCGAAATGTTCTTCATTCAGGATTTTCATAACTTTGGTGTTTTATCTGTTAAACAATGAAAAAGCGAACTCCGGCTTTTCAGCACTGGAGTTCGCTTTTCGGTCATACTTGAATTCCATGTTGTCAAATAAAGGGTAAGTCGGTATCTTCCAGCATGGGCGCGAGCATCCGGCACATTTCGTAAGACGCTTGATTTCGGCTGTCAATCCGGCACGACTCACGTTTTGCCATGGCGATGATACATGCCTTTATTGTTTTGAAAAATGTCTGTTCCAAGGTCTTATGGAAAAACGGGAGTGTCTCTGCAAAACGTTCGGGACTGAATCCCGTATCATTCAGTGCTTGTTCCAGTGCCTTTGCCGCCTTATACTCCCGGCTTTGTTCCAACCGTTCCGGTAAACCTCCGGACTGCGCTATATGGAGCTGGCGTTCCAGTTCGGTAACGGCTGCCGAGAGCAACAGCTTGATGGCATCCGGATTTCCGATGCCGAATTTCCGGTTGTCGGTTGTGTGAAATTCGATCAGGTTTACAGAGCCGTTCTCCTGAAGATTTCTGTAGTGCGTCAGGTTCTCACCCAGCATCTTTGTTCTTTGATTATCCATAGTTTTATTCATTTTCAAGATGTGTAAAAGACTCGTCTGTTTTCAGTCAATCCAAAACGTGCCGCAATGCGGACATTTGGTACCGCATGGGAAGCTGTTTATATAATAGGTATCTCTGTGACGTTTATGGTTCATGTCTCCAAAAGTACATCCGCCTTCCCGAAACCTTTTTTCATAAAGAGCTTCCTGCTTCTGATATTCATTTATGTGACTCTTCTGCAAAGTGACTTCCAGAGGCATCATTCCGGTTTCCCAACGGGTGGAATCACACCAGCTGTTCAACAACCCGCAAATTTCATTCGCATAGGAATAATGTACCTGAGAATCCACAAAAAGATTGTCTCTGTAGAACGGAAGGGTGATGTCAGTCTGAAGACTTACATGATACCCCGCACCATTCCGGCTGTCTACAATAGCAACAATGACACCTCCATAGAATCGGATGCGCTTGAAATCATGTGAAGTATCTCCCGTAATCAGTCTGGAGAATATGGCATTGAAATAGATGCGGAGTTCGCCACCGTACGGAGCATTGACCAGAAGTTCATGGAGTTCATCGGTAAACAGCCCTTCCTTCAGTTGAAGCGCCCGTCTGATTTTACGAAGAGAGACCGTTTCGGATTCTCCGCGCCCACAGCCTCCGTACACATAGCCCTCGATTTCGACTCCAAGGGAGTAGAACATATTGGTTACAGCGGAATTGTCTATCAGTTCTTCTGCCGGATCGGTATTGTTCCGTTCGTAAAGCAGGTCTTTTATCTTCTCCTCATGTCGGATATATTCGGCGGATTTCCCGTCCGCTTCCATCTCATTCCGTATCTCCGAGAGATACCCTTGCAGGTTGTCATGTTCCTGATCGGCATACCACTCCAGGATTTGTTCTTCCAACGGACCGAGACTGTTCCGACGGATGCACTGCTCCTGCAAATCATCATGGCTGTCCAAATTCTCCCGGTAGTCCACGTAATAGAGGCTGACCGAATGAGGAACATAGTCCGTCCAGGATTGTTTTTCCTTCTTCATACCGCTTCCTCCTCTGTCTTTAATGTTGTCACATCATCCACTCCGTTGACGGGCGGCAAACAATCTATGATATATGACAGATGTCCGGCAAAGGCTTCATCCGGCCGGAAGTTTACCTCATTCCCGTATTCATTCTCTACACCATAGAGGCGCAAGTTGCCGTTCTCGATGGTAACCCTGCAAATCAGCACATCAGCCGGAGCCGGTTGTACGCTGCCTGTATTGACAGCAATGACGGGGCATTCCCCATCATTGCTGTTCCATTCATAGGAAGCTCCATGCAGTTCTATGGCTGCATACAATTCCCTGTATTCCATTTCTTTGATAGCCCTTATCCGGGCGTAAAAGTCTGTATGGTTCATATTGCGTTTTTTTGTTGGATTTCTGATACATGTGCAGGATGGAAACCCTGCCGGGAACCCATCCTGCATACTGATTCAAGCCTGCACTTCCTTCTTTTCCATTCTGATGCTCCGCAGCTTGTACAGCAGGTAATGGAACAGTTCCAGGTCGTAGATGCGGTAAAAGAACTTTTCCCCTGTTTCTTTGACCGTTCCGGCGAAAGACACAGACTCTCGGTTGGTGGGATATTGCAGAAAATCCCCGTTTGCTGACAGGGTATGTCTGTTTTGCACCACTCTTTCCAGGAATCTGCCCATATCGTCGTTTCCCTCATAGCCGGAGAAGTAGAGGAAATGATGGCGGCGCAAGCTTTGGAGAACCCTGGCTGTTTCCTGTCTTGCATCCTTGCCGGAGGATTCGTCCGTACCTTTCACCAGGTTGCAGATGAATTTCTTCTCTCCATTTTGGTCAAGGAACAGATATGGGACTATAACTGTGAAACTATGCCGTGTATGGTCAAATATTCCCATTGGTTTTTCTTTGAGGATGCCGCCTTTGAATGTGACCTTCCGGTAATGTCTGTCCATTTGCTGTTCCAAATCCTTTCTTGGTGTGTTCACGGAACGCAGCCCCGTAAAATACCGTCCGTCTATCCGGAAGCAGAACCGGTGAATGCCGGCATGATACGGCTCGCTCATGAAAAAGAAATTCCGGGTGTGCCGGATGGGTGGCTGGGTGTCCATATAGTCAAAATAGTCCTCTTCCGTAATTTCACAGAACGGGGCGCAGAGAGACTGCAGGTGGATCTGCATTTTTTTGCAGATGGCATTTCCGGGCACGGCAATGAGGCTGGGGTTATTTTCCCTTTCCCTCAATTCTTCCAGTGTTTCGTGACCATAATCACTATGTATCCCATCAGACATGACGGTCAGACAACTGCCGTCAAAGCAACGTGAATCAATGATGAATCTCAAATTGTCGTTTTTCATGGCTCAGATGTTTTGAAGGTCCAACAATCTTTTTGCGGCACCGAGAGCATTGGAGGTAAGCTGCCGTTGCCATGCCTTGTTTTTGGGTGACCAGCGGAATCCGGAGGATTTCAGTTCCTTTCGTCTGCTGTCTTCGGGAATCCTGTCAAACAGGATCTGAAGGCGGTCTTCCCCATAGTTCCATACAAGTGTTCCGCCCTCGAACGGCACTTCCTTGTTTTCCCGGCTTTGCATCGCTTTCAGCTTTTCGCGCATCCGTTCCGCCAGTTCCGGCAATTGGAAGAATTTGTTTCTCGGTGTGATGACGGGTTTCTTCACCCTTGCGTTATATTTGGAAATGAAGTCCACGGCCCTACGGACGATTTCCACTTCCCCGTGATTGGCCAGGGTGGATACCTTGTTCAGGATGCTGCTGACAAACAGGGCACGGCTATAGCCCCGGCATTGTCCGGTATCAATCCCATGGATGGTGTCGGCACTGCTCTTGATGTCGCGTTTGAGCGTCTGCCATGCCTTTTCCTGTTTCTCTTCCTCCGGTCGTGCGGCTTCCTTTTTCCGTCTGATGGTTTCAAGAACTTTTTTCCGCCAATTGCGGAATTCTTCGTAACAGTTCTGATAGCTTCTGTTCGTTTTTTCCTGCCTGTAGTAATCAAATCCGCTCCGTCCCGTCACCATCGGGTTGGCACAGTGGGAGAGGACCGAGAGCTGGGCGGACAACTTCTGCCGGTAGGCGGCGATGTATGTATCCCCTTCCTCTTCCGGCATGAGTCGCAGGTCGTTGTGCAGCTCTTCTCCGTAGATCATGATGTCCGTCTCGCCGCGAATCTCCGGATTGAAGGAACTCCAGGCGTATGCGTCGCAAGCCTGTTTCCACATATCATCCAGATAGCCCGGATGTTTGAATGCTACGGCTTGCCAGTCTTTGAAATCCCTGGAATGCAATTCATTGCGATCTTCCGGATTTCCGTACAGGTGTACATAGTTGCCCGTTCCATGATGCTCCTTTCTAAAATGGAACGGTACGGGGGGATAGTCCGTACCTTTTTTTCGGATCATCGTGACCCTGTGTGCATTCTCTATGGTAAGGTCTGCTACTTGCTCTTCGCAGACCTTTGCTGTTGTTTCATTCATAATCATTACTTTTTTAAATGTCAGCCGTAAATCATTTCTTCCAGTTCATCGTCCGTCAACAGGCGGATCTCTTCGTCCGAACAATAGTAAGCGATTTCTTCGTCCAAATCGAATGCTGCCGGATCAAGGCTTCTGATGCCATCCAGCAGTTCCTGTTCCAGTCTTTCTACGGAAACCAGATAGTTCCCATCTTTGCCTTGCACTTCCCGTGCAGGATAGCTCATTTCCCGATAAACCAACATCGTCATTTCCGGATTGGCTTCCTGCTGTCCTTTGCTTGTCGTCTTTCTGTTCATACCTTTATTTTTTTAAGTTTGACATGATCGGCTCCATGGAGCCGGATTTTCGTTTTCTTACTTGCCGGGCTGTCCTTTGT